GGGGTTGGCGACGGCGATGTCCGTCTGCGCCTTGAAGGCGAAAGCGATCTTCGTCTCGCGCACATTGGCTGGGCATCCTGCCGCCCCAATCCGAGGGTCGGGGACCGGAAGCACGTCTAAGGGAGTTGTTGCCATTTATGGATCTCCTACTTCAAAGGTTTTGAGCTTGATCAACCAGAGGTCGACGGCCTCTTGATCTGTCTCGCGCCCGCCACTGCTGATTTCCGGACGTTGCAGATCCGGGTGGAACGGACAGTAGTGCCAGCGTTGGCCGTCGCCGGGTTCAGGCACTCCGTTGGTCAGTTGACGGACGAGACTCCACGGAGATTGCCCGCGACTGGCCCGCACGTAGATCTCCGCATAGTGCGCGTTCTACACGATCCCGCCCTCTGCGGCCTCGAGGGCGAACTCTTTGTAGACCACCAAAACGCTGCCGGGACGTTGGCCGTAGATGGCGGAACTGACGGAATTCTGCGAGGGCTGGATATCGTAATAACCGATAATCGACTCCACGGTCGGCGGCTCAAGCTCCGCCACCAGAGTGGGAATGCTCTGGAGCTTCTCCACCAAGGCGTCCGTGAATTCGAAGATGTCGATCACTGGATTCGCACCCACGCTTTCGCGATCAGCGCCGAATACTCGTTCTTCACGCTCTTCAGGATGTTGACCTGTTCGGGTCCGGAGAGCCCGATCATCTCGTCGTAGCCCTGCGCCTGACGGGCGTGTTGCCGTGCGATGCGCGTGGTGTTCTCAGCGCGGATCACCCCGTTCATCGCCTTCCGGAGCTTGAAGTTTTCGAGCAGCACTCCGGTCAGCTTCTGGTCGCGGATAGGCCGGGGATTGCCGGTCGCCTTCCGCTTGATGAACACGTACCGTTTGCCCAAGGGCTTGGCCTTGTTGCCGTAAGCGTTCAGCCCCTTCGCCCAGCGGTACTGTTGTTGCGCGACCATCTCGTTGCCGATCAGCGTCAGCTTGCCGTTGTCGAGCGCCGGTTTCTTGATGCGCCCCGTGCGCTTGACCTTGATCTTCGCCATCAGAGGCCCTCCGACTCCTCATGCAGGACGAGGTTCGACACCCCGTAGGGATAGGCGTCGACGCGAACCACCGCATATGTGAAGTCGCCGAACAGGACGAGATCGCCCAGCCGCGGCGGCTGCGGGAGGTCCGCGTTGATGACCAGCATGTGCGAGTAGCGCCCCGGCGAGGCGTCCTCGTCTTCCGCGCCTTCCTTCCAGATCACGGTGATCGTGTACGTCTCCGAGGGAACGCCCCCGATCTGGAACTGCACCTGGCGCCCGAACTCCGGAACCAGCGCGGCCCAGAGCGCGGGCACATGCGTGTTCCCGAAGTGGTTGAACACCGGCGACGGTTCTCCCGCCGCGCGAATCCCGGTTGTGTTGGCGACAGAACCGGAACCCGCGCGTGCGCGGGGATTGTATGCGCGTCCCGCCGGTCGCGCAGACAAGTGGCGGAAAGCCTGACTGAACGGGCTCTGCTTCATGAGCGTCAGAGCACCTTGGCTTTGAAACTGGCGTTCGGGCGGTACGGGACCAGGAGCGGCGCCGACTGCATCATCAGGAAGCGCACGCTGGGGTCGGGCTCCGTCCAGGACTTCACGTAATACGGCACCGGCTGGAGGCCCGCCTCTTCGTCGCGGATGGCGCCGTATGCGCGGACGCCCTCCATCGCCGGGGAGTGCATCAACAGCGTGCCCACCGGGAGGATGGGTTTCTCGTTGCCGTCTGCCGGATCGACGTACCAGGACGAGTACACGTAGACGTTGAACCCGTCGATGGTTCCCATGTAGGCGCCGCCCTCCGACTGGGCCTGCGCGTCGAGCGTCACCGAGGGAGGCCCGCCCACCGTGCGGAACAGGTTGAGCCGGTCCTTCACATCGGCGTGGTTGCGGAAGACCTTCCAAACGTCCACCGTCATCACGATGTCGGAGAGGAAGACGCCGGTGCTTTGCAGGACGAGGTTGGCCCAGTCCATCATGTCGTCCAGCGGATGCGAGGTGCCCGCCGCGCTCCACAGAATCGGGGCGATGATCGTGTGCCCTGCGGCCCGCCCGAAGTCGAGGATGGCCTGCGGGTACTTGTCGCCCACGATGGTCGCTTTGCCGGTCGCCAGGACTTCGCCGGCCATCACCTCGAGGCGACGGTTGAGCATAGTGATCTGGTCCGACATGTCGTTGGCGATCATGGCGCGGAGCCGGTCGGCGGGCGCCATCGAGCCCGTCAACGCCTCGCCCGCCATGCGCTTCAACGGGCGGGTCATATCGAACACCCGCTTGTCCTTGATGTACGCGGGCTTGTAGGTCGAGGTGACGTACCCCGGTCCCGCGACGATCTGCCCTTCGACCAACGGCGAGACGAACGGCGCGATGCGCCGTTTGGTGTCCGTGGTGTCGAAGTGAATCTCTTCCGTCATTTCCGCCTGGACGGTGGTGAAGTACCGGTCCAGCAGGAACTGCGTTCCGCCCAGAAGCGAGCTGACCACTCGATTCAAGGTATTGGTCGAAAATAGGTCCACTTTGATGAACCCTTTCCGGCGGGTTTGAAAGCGTTGTGGGTCATGCCTGCCTGAGCGAACTGTCGCCGGGTCCGCTCAGACGGCGCCTCCGAAAGCGATTACTTCTTGGGAGGAGGAGGCGGCGCGTTGTGCGTCGTTTTCTTGGGCTCCTCCTTCTGGTCCTCAACAGCGGCCAGCGTCTGCCCGAGATCGACCAGATCCAAACTCTCCTCCCGCTCCTTATCCGTGAGATAGGGGAGCAGGCTATCGGAGGGCTTGGGCTTGTCTTCTTCCTCGCGAAGCGGCTGCTCTTTCTCTTCCCGCTTTTTCGCGGCCCGCGCGAGCTCCAGGCGCCGCAGGGCTTCCGACGATTCATCCGCACTGGGCACGGACTTGAGCGTGGCGCCCTGGAAGCCCAGCACGGACTCGATGTAGATGCCCACGTCGCGCAATGCCTCCGTGACATCGGCATGCGCGAGGGCTCCCGGCCACCGAATCGCATCGGCCTTCATCCGGCCCGTGAGGTAGACGAGCGCCTCGACGGTCGCACTGGTGGCGTCGATGTCATCGGCCAGCACGCAGTTGGCTTCCGCGGCGGTCGCGCCGACGGTGATCACCCCGGTGGCCGGGACCACTTTGCAGATCTGTCCGCGCTTCAGGACGCCGATGCCGGAAGCGACGGTGCCTTTACGGCTGATGACGCCATGCCCATCTGCCAGCAGGGCCAGATCGTTGGGCGAAGCGAGTGAGGTGAAACTGGCTCGCGCCAGCGGGTTGTACGTTCCTGCCATTGTGATGACTCCTTTTTTTTCTGACGCCTTACGAGGCGCGTCGTTGAGATTTCGGAACGAAGGCCAGGATTCGCGCCGCTTCCGCCGCTTCCGTCTCCTGATCCTCCGCCGCCCCCAGCCCTACGGTCGGGTTCGCAATGTGCGCCATCCGCTCCGCCAGCGCGTTGGCCGGCGGCGCGGGCGTGGTTACCGGCGAAGCCGCCAGAACCCTGCGGGCGGCTTCCGGCGTCAGGTCCGTTTCGAGCGCCAGAGCGAGGGCCATCGATTCACGCCCATGCGATTCCGGAGCGTTCAGGATGGCGGCGATGCGTTGCCGTTCCGGGTTGGCGGCGGTGAGCGTGCCGGTGGGAACCAACGCCGTCACGGGCGCGGGTGTAGGTTCGGGTGGAGCCGCCGGGGCCGGTTGTGCGACCGCCGGAAGCGTGGTGTCTGCCATGCGTGTGTCCTCCTGTGCTGCAATCGATATGGCGCGAGGCGTCGACTCAGCCGCTAGACGCGCCACCAACGGCTCAAACGATCCAATCTCATCCGCCATGCCCGCCGCGACGGCGCGACTGGCGACCAGTGTCTTGCCCTGTCCGAAGCTCGATTCCACCGTCTCGACGGAGACGCCCCGGAAGGCGGCGACTCGCCCGATGAAGATGTCCGCGAGAGAATCGACCATCTCCAGGATCTGCCCGCGCCCCTCGTCCGTCGCCGGGTCCGGTCGCTTGAACGGCGACTTGCTGGAGACGATCTCGTAGGTCTTGACGCCTTGCCGTTCCTGCGCTCCCCGGTTGTCTCTGAGCGATGCGACCACGCCGATGGAGCCCAGCAGGCTGCTCTCGCCCGCAATCACGCGCGGGGCGGCGGAGGCCAGCCAGTAGCCGCCCGATGCGGCGAGGCCGTCCACGTACGCCGTCACCGGCTTGATCTTCGCGCCTTCACGGATCTGGTCGGCGAACTCCTGGATGCCGTCCACCTCGCCGCCTGGTGAGTTGATGTTCAGCAGGATCTGGTGAACGTGCGGGTTGTCGAGGGCGCTCTGGAAGTCGGTCGCCAGCACCTGAACGCTGGTGGCGCCGCTCACCTCCGTGAGCACGTTGGCGTAGCGGAACAGCGGCCCCTCCACGCCCATGATGGCGACACCGTTGCGGATCTGCACCGTGTTGCCGTGGTTGTCGAGCGGGCGCCCCAGCTTGGCGGCGACGGCCTCGAGGTCCATCTCGCCATGCTGCTCGACAATCTGCACGATGGACTCCAGCGCACGCGACGTGATCGCCCACGGGCGGTCATGAAGCTGGCCCAGGATGCGGAACAGGCTGGTGGTCCTCATGCGGCTTCCTCCACGGTTTCCGGATCGACCGTCTCTTCCTCTTCCTCAGGAGCTTCCTCCTCCTCGTCATCGGCGGGCTCCTGCGCCGGGTCTGGCTCCTGCGGCATCTGTCCCGGCGGCGTCCCGGCCTTTGCCGGCGGCGTCAGGTTCAACTCCTTCATGCGCTCCAACTCCAGCGCCCGCTGCTCCAGCACCTCGTTCCAGTCAAGGCCCTGCTCCGCGCATTCCAACTCCAAGGTCGAGATCATCGAGTCCATCCTCATCTGCGAGGCTTGCGCCTCCTTCACGGGGTCGATCCAGCCTCTGCCGGGGCCAATCCACTTCGCCCGCAGGTAGAACGGCGCCATCTCGTAGAAGTCGGGCGCGTCCACCAGACCGGCGCTGACCGCTTCCTCCAGCCAGAGCTTGTACACCGGCGCGGCCCAGTAAGTACTCAGCCAGTGCCGGCGCGTATAGAAGAATCGCCACGCCTCAAGCAACGCCGCACGCGCGGACGAGTAGTTCGTCTTGCTGAAGTCCTTGAGGACCAGTTCGTACGGCATCCCCAGACAAACGCCGATCTGGCGCAGGAGGCTTTCGCAGAAGGGCAGGAAGGTGTTGGCCGGTCGGTTCGGCACGTACGGCGTCAACTTGTCGCCGGGGTACAGCGGGAAGAACGTCCCGCCCTCCGCCTGGATGCGATACTCGCCCTTCGTCTCCAGGTACGTCGCCGCATCGCCGCCCATCAGCTCGCTGATCGCCGCCGGGTCGAGCGGCGTCTCGATCACGCCGCAGACGAGGGCGTTCACGATGGAGCTTTGCAACTCCGTCCGCTGGTAGGCGTCGAGCATCCGGAACTGCTCGATCACCGGCGTGAGTATCGGCTTCCCGCGCGTCTGATCGACACGGTCCTGCGAGAAGACGTGGATCACCTGTTTCCGGCCCCACTCCGTTTCCGCCGGAATCCGCTCCCAGTCCATCTGCCGGAAGACGCCCGTGCCCGCCAGCCCGCCCGCGGCGATGGTCAGGAACCACGCCTCCAGGCCGGTCCAGGCGGCGCCCTTCTTGACGTGGTACGCGACGGGCCTGCCGAAGTCATCGAGTTCAACCCCGGCGCGGAGGTTCGGCGTCGAGGGCGTGAACTCCGGGTTGGAGAGCCGGTCGCTATCGACCAACTGGATGCACGTCCGGAACGTCGTACCCGGCCTGTCCACCCACAGCGGCAACGCCAGCGCCTCGCCGTTCTGAAGCGTGGAGCGGAAGACCAGTTGCGTCAGAGCGGCGAACGTCATGCGCCCGGTCACGTCGCACGCCGTGGTGTTGGCCCAGGAGTGCCAGAGGCTCTCGACGTTCCGGCTCCACGCCTCCCGCCACTTCAGATCCTTGCCCAGCGCAATGTGGTCCGGAGCCGCCGCCAAGCGCAGGCCCATCCCCACCACGTTGTCGTTCAGCGACTGGAACGCGCCGTTGGCGATGCCGTTGTTCCGGTCGAGGTCGCGGCTCCTCGCAATCAGCAGATCCTGCGCGGGCAGAAGCTCCGCATCCGCCGGCCACTTCTCCGGTTGCCAGTTTGCCAGTTGTTTCCGGGTACGGCTGGCCCCGGCATACGCGCTATCGCGGTAGGCGAGACTCGACGCGCCGAAGCGCACGCCTGGTTGAGGCGCGGACGGACGAATGCGTGACCGTGGAGTCATGGAAGTTTCCCCTGAAGGTCTTTGATCGCCTTCCAGATGGCGACGATTTCCTCGCGCAGATCCTTGATACCGTCCACCGACGGCGCGATGGTCAACACCGCCAATTGCGTGTTATTCGAAAACTCGCCCGCGCCCGTGGTGAAGAGCAACGACACCGGCACTTCGAACCAGTCCGGATACTCGATGACCGGCGCGGTGACGCTCCACGTCTGGGAGTTCTGCGACAGGTCCTTATCCTGAATGACGAATTGCGCCAGCGCGGGCGTCAACCGGAACAGGGAGAGCGCGTCGAAACCATCCGCCGTCAACACGTCGACGTAGAGCGCAGTGGACAACCGCTGTGTCTCGCTGTTCCAGCGAATCTTCCCGGCGCCGGGATCGTTGCGCCCTTGCGACGTGGCGTCTGCCCGGTACAGCAGCACCGAGGTCATCGGTCCCGGCGGGCCTTGCGGGCCGGCAGGGCCTTGCGGTCCCGGTATCCCCGACAGGACGCCGGTGAGCTTATCCGCCGCCATGAGGATCGCCGTGAATTCAGGGGTCGGCGTCATTTCACCGTCCTCTGCGGCTTGGCCGCGCTGGCGGCGACGGCCTCGCGCGTCACCTCCTGGAGGATCGTGACCTTCCCGGTCAGGATGGTGGTGATGAACCCCGTCGCCGTCTCCGTCAGTTGCAGATCCCACGCATACACGCCCGAGAGTTGAACGGTCTTCTCATGCCCCAGGAAGAGCTTGATGGTCGGCGATTCGACCTCCGTGACAAGCTCCGCATCGACCGTCGAGGCCGCGTCTGCAACCTTGCGCCGGATCTGCGCGGCCACGGAATAGCCCGTGATATCGGCAGGCGTGCCGTCCGCGTTGACCACGTTCACCATCGCCTGATAGTCGTCGCCTTGGTAGATGCTCAGATCCTGGCGCGAGATCATGGACCCACCTCGAAACTGATAGGGCGGCGCCGGATGGCGGTCGCCGACTCCGGGTACACCAGCAAGGTCAACCGGTCGATCATCTGCTGCAATTGGCCGATGTTCGTTTCGTTGTAGACCACCCGCCCAAGCTGGGGCGTCTC